TAGTAAGGTGTTCAAAACTTTGATTCATTTAAATACGATTTATAATTCAAGATTAGTTTGATTGGTAATTGCCTTACGAAAATCTTCATCTGTAAGATACAAATAAATAGCACGGTCGGCAAGTTTTTGGAAAGAAAACTTTCGTTTTACACATTCAATTTTAAAATTCTCGAATAAATCGCTTTTGATTTTTACACTAGTAAGTGTCATATCTTTTTTTGCGCTCATAATCTTTATTTTAATAACATTATTTATCTATAAATATATGGAGATACTAAAAAATTATACCTTCTCCACAAGTTTCTTTATCTTCTTTAAATGGACAAAACATACAATTCCACTTAGAAACTGATTTAGGATATTCTATATCTTTAATTTCTCCATTTGAGTTAAAACATTCATTTATAAAATTACTTATAGCTTTTTTAGCTCGCCCTAATTTAATTTTACCACTAGGTGGAGAAAATGTTTGTACTCTGTATGCTTGATGAGGTGACATAATATTCTCATCATTCCAATCCATTACTTTTCTTTTAACAATAAAAAATTCAATATCAATATTACTTAAAGGAATACCATATTGTTCACTAAAAAATTGTTTATATAAAAGTAACTGGTATTGTTTATCTTCATTTTTCTTATCTCTAGCATTCCATCCCTTAGTACTGGTTTTAATGTCGATTATCTTAAATGTCTGGCTTGGTTCATGGTATAGTACAACATCTAAAAATCCTGTGTATTTTATGTTGTTATACATTTTATTTGGTGAAATAACTATGGGTAATTCACAACCAACTAAATGGTAACCTCTTCTTGAAAAATACCTAGCTCGTTTCTTTTTAAACCAATTTAAAATTCCAACCCCATCTTCAAAAAATTCTCTCATTTCCTCAGCTGATGAAAAATGTTGGTTATTATTTCGTTTGTATTGATTTTGATATTCACCAATAAATTTTTCTTGAAATAATTCTTCTAAATCAATTCTATCTGCATTTGCAGCACTAGTTTCAAACATTACATCTAAATAATGTTGTAATACTTCATGTATTGCAGTACCAAATACAGTATGGATAGATGATGTAAATACCTTTATCTTGTCTTTATATTGCAGTTTCCAACGATGTGGACAACCGCGAAATATAGACATTTGCGAATAAGAGACATTTTTTTGATAAGCAAAATTAATCTCTTGGGGAGGATTATTTCTAATCTCCCTTACTATTCTAGGTATTTTTCTAGCCAAAATTTATTTTTTCCATTTATCACGTCCTACTAACATCCCAATTATTCCATAATTAGCTATGTCAATAAACGTGTCTTCCATTCCTTCACCTTTTACATAGTTTCTACCATGTACTATAAGATTTTTTAATCTAGAAATTTTATCAGTAAGTCTAATAGTTAAACCAGTAAGTGAAAATTTTTTATCATCACTGTTAGTTAAATCACCCCCAAGAGCAATATTATTTAAACCATAATCAAGATGTTTACGAGCAAACATTTCATACATTTCACTTTGTATTTCTCTAAACTCTTTAGATAATTCAGGGTAATCCTTTTCAAATTTTCTAACTGCTGCAGCATCTGGATTTTTAGCATCCATAATTTCTCTATCACTCATTTCTTCTTGCATTTCGTGCCATTTGGATATTGTATCACCCATTGACTTGGTTTTTAATTTGAAAATATTTTTCTAAAGTTTCTAATCTATCATCAGCATCAACTAAAGTTATAAGTGCTTCTTCAGCATTTTTATAAAAGTCTTCAGTTGAATGATCCCCAATACCTACAGCTTTATTGCCTAATAGTTCAAGTGATAATAATGCTTTTGCTTTATCTGCCTCAGCAGATTTTTTTAACATATTATATAATTCTTTTGTCATTTTAATAATTGTTTAATTTCTTTTTTTTCTAACCCTATACTAGATAATATACGATCTACGTCTGTGGTATCCAAGATATCTATATATTCTTTGGCCTCTTTTGCTGAACATTTAAAATAATTTTTAATATTAGTAACTAAATCTTTGTTTGGTTCTTTATTTTTAGATTTAATGTATTTATTCCATTTATTATTTTTAGGAATAAATTCTTTATAAATGTTATAAATCATTCTTTTTTCCTGTGGAGGAAATTCTTGAACATAATTTACTATCTCTATATAATCAGGATTCATACTAATAAACCTATGAATCATATAACTATTCCAAACTTCCCAATCTTTATCAGAAAATGACTCAACTGGTGGTTTAGTGGAATTGATAGCTTTTAACCAATCAAAGATACTTTTCATTAAAGAAGTTGATCTTTATATTCTTCTCTTAATTCAGGTGGTAATCCTTCTCCTACAATTTTTCCTGATTCTGTACAAACAAATACAGGGATAGGAAGCATAGCATCCTCATCTGTACCTGTTACAAATCTAGAAACTTTTCTAATGATAAAAACTTGTTTAAACGTATCCCCATCTTTAGCATTTTTTAATGCTGTGGTATTAGTTAAATCAATTTTTGGTTGTTGAACTGGTTGTTCCATAATTATTTATTATTTATTAAATTTGAAATTAACGACATTGTATTTATTTCCTTGTCGATTCGGAAATTTGCTTTATATTGATGGTCATTTACTAAGATAGCAACTGTTCCCTCTTTACCTGGGAGGTATTCAGATGCTCTCTCGTATAATGCTTTAAATAATTCATCAAAATCATCTACATTAGCATCAGCTATAATTTGGCGAATGGTTTTAAAATCAGCCTTACCTTTTAATTCAGTAATAACTGTATCTATATAATTAGATGATACTAGTATTGATTTATCTAAGTTTAACATACTATCTTGAGTAGATAGTTGAATAGTATTAATACATTTTCTTAAATCAGGATAATATTGTGTTACAATAGCTCCTAATTCATTCATTTCGAATCCTATACCTTCTTGATCCATAATCCAAGCTAGATGTTTAGCAACATCTTTTTTAGTTGGAGGTACAATTTTAAGTACTTGGCACCTAGATTGTAAAGGATCAATAATACGTTCTACATAATTACAAGTTAAGATAAACCTAGTAGTTCGCGAAAACGTTTCAATGATATTACGGAGTGAAGCTTGCGCCTGGATGGTAAGAAAATCAGACTCGTCTAGAATAACAACCTTAAGTGGTTTAAATGAAGCCACGCTTGCAAAGCTTTGTACTTTATCTCTAATTGTTTCAATACCTCTTTCATCGCTAGCATTAATATAAATGCTGTCACAATCAAGATTTTGTACAATAAGTTTAGCAAGAGTTGTTTTTCCGGTTCCAGCAGGTCCATAAAATATTAGATTTTGAATATCATTTTGCTCTAAATATTTAGATATTTTTGTCTTAATACTATTATTCCCTACATAGTTCTCTAATTTAGCAGGACGATATTTTTCTACTAATAAACTATTCTCCGTATTCGCCATATATAGAATATTTCTTTTCTGGTTCTGGTATTACTTCTGTTTCTTTAGAATCAATTGCATATAAACTACTTTTTAATGGCTCTAACCTATAATGTCCTTTAAATCCAGTTTTTACCATATATGCTTCTAAGGTATCAGTTAAAGATTTATGTACAGGACCATCTGGTTCATTTGCAACTAATCTCCACTTATCTCCAGGTGGTACCCGTTTAGCAATTAATATATTTTTTTCTTCAATTTTTGTGGCCATAATATACGAAATTATTTTACATCATCCCCATCATTGATGGATCAATTTGTGGTTGTTTTGATTCCTCACTTGGTTCATCTACTACTGTACATTCTGTAAGTAATACTGTACCAGCAACTGATGCCGCATTTTGAAGTGCTGTTCTAGCTACTTTAGTAGGATCGATGATACCAGCTTCTTTCATATTGACAACCTCATCAGTTTTAATATTATAACCTGCCCAAGCATCATCACCAGAATTAACTAAATTATCAGCTAAAATTTGCCCTTTAACCTCATCATAACCAGCATTAACTAAAATTTGGTTAAATGGTTTAGCACAAGCCTCAATTACGATTTGGGCTCCTGTGGTATTTGCTTTTAGACCTGATGAAGCATATAGTAGTGCTACTCCTCCTCCAGGCACTATTCCTTCTTCAATAGCAGCTTTTGTTGCATGTAAGGCATCATCAACTCTATCTTTTTTCTCTTTCATTTCAGTTTCAGTATTTCCACCTACATGGATAATAGCTACTCCTCCGACGAATTTCGCCAACCTTTCTTGGAGTTTTTCCGTTTCGAACGGAGTTGTTGCTTTACTGATTTGTTGTTGTAATTCTTCAATACGTGTTTCAATTGATTCAACTGTTCCTTTTCCATCTACAATTGTTGTTTGTTCTTTTCCTACAGTTACGGTTCTTGCTTCTCCAAACCATTCCCAACTAAATTTATCTAGTTTCATTCCTTTTTCTTTACTAAAAACTACTCCACCAGTTGTAACGGCTATATCTTCTAATACTAATTTTCTTCTATCACCAAAATCAGGTGCTTTAACAGCACATACTTTCATTGTACCTCTCATTTTATTTACAATAAGAGTGGCTAATGCTTCATTATCAATATCTTCAGCAATGATCAATAATGATTTTGCTTGAGAAGATACACTTTCTAAAATAGGTAATAATTCTTTTACTTGAGTTATTTTTTGATCTGCAATAAGAATGAGGGGGTTGTCTAAAGTAGAAGTCATAGTATTGTTATTTGTAACAAAATAAGGTGACTTATAACCCCTATCAAACTGCAACCCTTCAACAGTTTCTAAATAAGTTTCTCCTGTTTTTGACTCTTCAATATGGACAACCCCTTCCATTCCAACTTTTTCTATTGCGGTAGCAATCAATTTCCCAGTTTCTGGGTCATTATTTGCTGATATTGTGGCTATCTGTTCCAATTGTTTTTCTCCAGATATATCTTCAGCTATATTGTTTTTTAAGTTTCCAACTACTTCTTGCACTGTAGCATCAATATCTCTTTTAATTTGAACTGCATTTTCATTATTATTTAAAGCTGTTAGTCCTGCTTTGATCATTTCTCTAGCTAATAAAGTAGATGTTGTAGTACCATCACCTGCTTTTTCAGCTGTTTTAATTGCAGCCTGTTTTACT